GGTTCGCCCTCTCCCTCGATGGAAGCGTATCGGTACTCCCGAATGATCGCAGTCTCGCCCCGTTCATGCAGACCGGCCACGGTGCTCGTGACCGACTCGATCGTGAAGTTGACTTGGTTCAGTTGCACTGGGCCGACGATCGTCGATTCGCTTTGGGGCTGGTAGGCGAACAGGATCGTCTTGAGCGAGTGCGTGTTGGGCGAGTGAGCCGAAGGTGGAGAGCCAGGTGCCGAAGCGGACTTTCGCCGACGCATCGACGAGCGAGCTCGCTTGCGAACGAAAGCACCGGCCTTTGAAAGGACTTTGCGTTTCGCTTTTTTCAGCGAGGCAATCACTTTGGGGCGGTCGAAGAAAGCTTCGCGGACTTTGAATGTCACATTCATGGCGTGAATTTCTCCAGGGCCACGAACGGATCCTCGTAGTACACTCGAGTCAGTTCGACGCCGGCCGCATTGTGGACAGCGACCGAGTATCGATACTCTCCTGGCACCAGTCCGCCCGAGGTCGCCTTTGGCATCTCGCAAGTGAGGGACCATTTCCCTGATCCGATGTCGGCGGCGGTTCCAGTGACCGCGAATGGGTGAGTCCCGTTGGTTCCACCGAAGTGGACCGTGACAGCACCGACGGACATGCCTGGGATCGCCGAGATCGTCCAGACGAATGCGGTACCATGGGCGGTCAGGTAATCATCGCCGATGACGATCTGATCGATCGTGCCTTTGGCGGTGACAGGGCCAGCATAAGAAACCTTGCCAGCGGTGATCGTGTTGGTCTTGGCCGCGATCGATTGCATGACCGCTCCGGCCTGGGTGCCAGTGTAGCCACCGGTGGCCAAGTCTGTGCTCCATGGATCACCACCTGGACCACCGCCACCACCAGCTCCGGTCGTCCAGGCTGCATCGCCTCGATCGCGGATCGCTTGGATGGAGTCCGTGGTGTTGGTGTATGTTCCACCGACATCAGACGGAGTGTCGATCCCAGCATCTTTGCGCATGATCGCTCGGAGGAAGCCAAGCACGGTGTTGACTCCAGCGCCAGAAAACGCCCCGATCCGGTCGGCGATTTGGGTCAGGGTGGCTTGCTTGGCGACGGTTGCATCTTTTGCCACGGTCGAGTCCTTCGCCAAGACAGTCGAGCCTTCGATTTGGGCCAGGGTCGGCTTGGTAGCCAAGTCGGTTGAAATCTGCTGGAGTACCGTCAGGGTGTCATAGTCGACCACAGCACCGATCCATTCGATGTACCGAGCTTCACCAGACACAGCACCCGACACAGCGATCCGGAGGCATTCAGCAGCGTGCGTGTTTGCTACCGAATAAGTAAACGTGTACCGGCCTGTCGAAGGGTTCGACACTGCCGAAAGGTTTGCTGAGCGATTCGTCCCAACCGCGTTTGCAGCCGTGACCGTGGGCGATGCGTCCAAGTTGACGAGTTTGTCTTCATCGTCTTTAACAACCACCGTGAAAGCATAGACCGTCGATCCAGCATCAGGAATTTCTAGCAACGGGGAACCAAAGATATTTATCTTGGCCGACAAGTTGTTAAGGTTTTGAATTGCATTCAAGATCGAGTTAGCGGTGGACTCTTTGGCAACCGTGGCATCTTTTGCGAGTACCGTCGAGCCCTCGATCTGCGTTAGAGTTGGCCTGTTGCCGAGGGTTGTTTCTTTCGCGACCGTCGCGTCCTTGGCCACAGTCGCATCTTTCGCTAGGACAGTCGATGCTTCGATCTGGGCCAGCGTCGGTCGATTGCCAAGCGTCGATTCACTAGCCACCGATGCGGGGAACGTGACAGCAGCGGCAGCGTTGGCCGTCTGGCCAGCAACCTGCGTGACGTTTGTTTTTCGATTGCGATTTTCGAGCGAGAACGACTTTAGCTTTACCCTCGTAAGGTCTTTGCCATCTACGGTTCCGGCGGTGAAAATCACATCGTAATCTTCACCGGCAACGTAGAACGCCGTGTTCACGGAAGTGTCAATCACCACCAAATGCAAGCCAGCCTTGCCGTCATAATCTGCGGTGACTGTGATGTCCGCTGCGTGTTCAGTCGTGCTGTTTTTGTAGACAGCAAAAGTCATAGCAACGCTCGGAGTTGCTGGGACCAAGGCCTGAGTAAGCGTGTTGAACTTGATTCGAATAACCGAACCAACTGTGAAATCACCGTAATAGTCGTTCATAGCTCAGTTGATCAGAGGATGGTTCAAAGGATCGAAAACACCGCCACCACCACCGCCACCTGCTGACGCTTGATAGCACCCGACATCGAGGAATCCTGTATTGCCGCCCTGAATCGATCCAGGAAACCCAGCGGACCTAAGCAAAGCACCCCCACCGGATGTGTTATTGAGGGTGAAATCTAGGTTCGGCGAGTCGGTAAAAGGGTTCGCTGATAAGTTAATTTGCCCGACCTCAACTGCACTGGTAAACCTGTTCGCCCCGCTAGTGTTGTTCCAGTTGGCGTTGTTAAAACACGGCATCCCGTTAGGGCTAGAGCCACCTAGTGAATAGCCGTGCAGAGTGTTCGATGTCGCTATGCAATTGCCGATGATTCCAATGTCGTACGACATGTCGAAGCCATAATTCGTGTTTCCGTGAGACGTGCAATTTACAGTTGCCGTTCCAATCGTATTAAACGACCGGAAGCCTGTGTTTCCGTTATTGGCTGCTATGCAATGGATGGCGGTTTGGTATTTGTCAAATCCAAAGGAACTACAAGCCCTTGCGATGCAGCCGATTAAAGCATACTGATTCAAAAACCCAGTCCCGCAGCTAACTGCGGAGCAGTTAAACAAGCAGCCATCGGCGAGTGTCCCTGAAAATCCAGTCGTGCAATTTCTTACAAGCACCCTGTTGATGAATCTAGTGTAAATAGCTGTGTTGTTCACTCCGACGACAGCCGAGTTGCTTTGCCCGTTAAACTCGATGTTCACTAACTGGGCAGGTCGAACATTGAAACTAGCGTTCAGCGTACACATGGTAAACGAAGTGAGGCTGCCAGCACTAATTACCGGAGCCGTTCCAAGGTCGCCGATTGTCGAGTTGTAGCCTTCCATTCTAACACCGACAGCGAGTGTGAATCGCCCGCCGTTTGCGTTGTTCGTGGTCGATGTTAGCGTGTATGTCCCGCTCTTTACGAAGATGCGATCCCCGCTTGTTGTCGCTGTTGCGCAAGCCTTACCAAGGGACGCAAAGGCTAGCGACTCACTTAGCCCTGTGTTGGAGTCGCTGCCGCTCGTTGTAACGTAGTAGTCGGGCATTTGCTAAAACTCCGGTTCTGTTTCGGGGTTTCCGTCCCAGATGGTCATGGCTTCGCGGTACGCTTGGAGTCGGTCTTGCTTGTCGTCGATCTTCGAATTCTTGTATTGGTCGAGCATCAACTGGACATGCACATTGGCCACATCCTCTAAGGTGGTGGAGATGTAATGTCGCTCGAGCGGGGAAATTATGCGGTATACAGCATCGGCGACATGCTTGGCCCCTGGCACCATTCCGGAATCATGTAGGCCCCGCAAGAACGCCTGAATTTCCGGATCGTACAATGGCATACCGTTCGAGAGTTGAGTCACCAGCCACTGTTGACCCGTCGCAAGCAAAACATCTTGCAGAAGCTTGCAACCGCTCGCGCCAAATCGTTGCCCTGTCTCGGGGACAATCACAGTGGCAATTCCCTTCCAGGTCCAGTCTTGCTGGTCGACAAACTGGATTGAGGGCTCCGACAATTCCGCGTAGATGCTCTCTGGGCTCCTGGCCGTCCAATCGGTTAAAGAGGTGATCAATTGGCTAAGCGTCATGGTTTTGCTGGCAGGGTCACGTAGTGGACGGGTAGTCCCTCTCGCAGTTGGTGGAGTTCCGAGCGGGTGATGCTCGGCTTCTCGTCGACTGTGCGGTAGGGATGGAAATCAGTGCGTCTGTATGGGCGAGCTCGCTTGGGGCTGTGGATGTTGGCTAACAGGGTCATCAGGTCGCTTGTGCGATCCCAGCGGTCTTTGTTGATCTCGTCGGACATCCACATCAGCTCTCGCAGTGTGTAGGGCCCTGGCTCGATCCCGATTCTTGCTGCTAGTCGGAGGATGGTTGGCCAGTACTCGGCGCGCTCTTCTGCATCGCTTTTTCGATCATCTGATCCAGACTCGTCAGTTGCTCCTGGATCCCCATCTCCAGCAGCCCCTTGTCCATGGCGTTGGTGATCCGAAGTGCCGTCTGATTCTGGAGTGCCTTTCCTGCCTCGAGGATTCGCCGAGCGGTGGCCCGGCGATTGGACTCCGGGAGGAATTCCACCAGTGCTTCCTCAAATGCGGTGACGGCGTGGCCGAGAGCATCGCCAGCGAGTGAACGTCCGAACAGCTCGGCAGTGACCCCGATTTTCTCAGCGACGGGTCGGCAGATTTCGTAGATCACATCGATCGTCAACACGATGTCGGAAGTGAGCCGTTCGATCGTTTCGGGGTCCGCCAGTGCCCTGGCAAGATCGATCGAAAATACAGTTCGGACGCGACGGATGACGTCGACATCAATGCGAAGATCCCAAGAGCGGGATTCGCAATCCTTGAAACTGGGCATGGTCGAGTTGCCTTCGTTGGGATTGGAGTTATCGAAGAAAACGGATCGTTCGGATTGCACCCCGAACGATGGTAAATTGGGTGACGTTGTAATCGTCGTGCTTAAATCGCTTCGCAGGATCCGAGTAGACCCAGGAAGCGACCACGATGTTGTTCTTGTCCTGTGAAATCACACGGCCGTAAACCGTGAATTCTAAGGGCCCTTGCGACGATTCCCCATGGTCCAGGAAATCGATCGCTACTTCGTTGCCTTTGCGGACTCGTGGAAGTGGCATGGCCGACTCCGCTTGGGTGGAACGATCAGTGATTCAAACGGACTAGGCCGACGGTGCGACAATCAACCAAGCTGGATCAACCAGGACGGCTGGAGTCCCAACCCTGACTCGGGACAACGCAACGGCGACATCGATCTTCATGTTCCCTTCAAGCGGTTGATCGATGGGGAATTCCATGATCTCGCCGGGCAGCGTGAGCCCCTGCGATCCGGCTGGGCCAGGAGTCGCGATCAGGTTGTCCATGATCGCCCAGTGCCAGACGGTTTTGTTCAAGAACGCGGTCCGCATGGCGGTGAAAATTGCATCGTCTGGGTCTGCGTTGTAAAGCAGCGAGAAATTCAGACCGACCTCGATGGTCCCGGAAATCGCAGCCTTGTAGAGGCTGGCTCGCGAGGTGATGTCGATCTTCGTCTTGTTCAAGGTGATGTTCAGGTCCTGGACTTCGGTGACGAGCGTGGGTGTGGTGACACTGAACGTCGCGGCGACCGCAGTCTGGTAGTAAAGCTTGCACTCGATGCCAGCTCGTGGTCCTTTTCGGCTCATGTCGATTCCTTTTTAGGTGCGGTAGTAGACAGTGATCACGCTGCGAAAAGCACCGTGTTGCTCCAGTGCCTGGACGTCGTACAGGCTGACTTCGGACCTCGACCACACTCCCCCGTCGATCGTGGCCGTGGCCAGTGCTTCGTCGAGCTCGTGAGTCAGGTCCAACAGTTGTGCGAATCGCTCGGAGTCTTTGGCCGCTGTCTGGATGACGGCGATTTGGACTCCGAATTCAAACTCCCGGGTTGAGCGGGAAATCTTGGTCGAGGTGTTTTGCCTCGGTGCGACAACGATCCGTAGATCTTTCAGGTCTGCGACTTCGAACCTTGGCAAATAATCGACTTTGAACGTATCGCCATCGATCGCGGAATTGGTTTCCGGATCGACGACTGCGGCGGCTGCGAGCGCTTCGACAACTTCGGCGAGTAGTTGACGAATCGGGCTCATTGCTGCTTCGTGTGGATCCGGATTAGGTTTTCGCCAGGGTCGGCAAATCGCCAGACTGGCTGGCCAGTCATCGAGCGAACGATGTAGGTCTTGCCAGCGTCGGTGATTCGGTCCCCGTCTTCTGGGTCGTCATCGAACGGCCATTCGGTCTTGGCTACTAAGTAGTCTCGACTGACGGTCCGATGGATGAGCCCTTCGGTGTCTGAGGCTTCGAAGGGAGTTGATCCCCGCGTGGCCTTGATTGGTTTTTGGATCTTGCGTTTGATGTACAGGACATCAACCGCAGTGTGTTTGGTCATCGATTCAGCAAGGTGAGCGGTCCCAGTCTCAAGCATCCCCATGGGCTATCTATTCCTTTGGGGCCTTGGGTGGCTTGGGTGGGACCAACACGAACACTTTGACCGACGTCTGGGCGGCTGCGTCCTTGAGTCTCTGGACTGCCTCGTCGCCCATGGCCTTGAGGAATTCCTTAGCCCAACTGACGGAAGCTTTTCCAGGTTGCAAAGCGAGAGTGAACCCGCTTCGAGTGATTTTCGACTTGCCGGACTTGCGAAGCTCGGCTTCGAGTTGTTCTTCTATCTGGCCTTGCCGATCCTTGATGGTCGTAAGTTCTCGCTGCATGGCGGATCGCCTTGCTTCGAGATCGGACCATTCTTTAAGATCGGCTTCTTTGATGGCCATGGTGGTTGGTTAGACTGCGGCTCGGTTCAGGTCGATGTCCACCGTCAGTGCTCCGTCCGCACCAGCGGCAGCGGTGCGACCGAGCAGGATGTTTCCTGCATCAGCAGCGCCCGACGCCTTTGCGGTGACGAGCTGCGTCGCAGTGGCGATCTGGACTCGGGCTCCAGCAGCGAGCACGGTGCCCGATGCCTTGTCGCAAGTCACGATTCCAACGACGCGAGCGTTGCCAACCTTGCCGGACTTCACGCCGGCGAGGCCTTCGACGATCCCGGCCAGGCCGTCAGCGGTCTGTACGATGGCGCCGTTGGCAGTGTCAGCACTGGCGGTGAATCGGCGGAAGTCGGTTTCTTGCTTGAAAGTTGCCATGGTTTCTTTTGTGTGAAGAGGGGAGTGTGGTTACTCAGGACTTAGCTCTGGGAGCGACTTGCTCGTCGAGCGGGTTTGGTCGGCTTAGGTGGCGCTTCGACCACGACAGGCTGCTCGGCTGGTTGCTCCGATGGCTGCTCGTCCTGCGGTTCGTCCGATTCGTCCGATTCGTCTTGGTCTGGATCTTCGCTAGGAGGATCAGACTCGACAGGCTCTTGGGATGCCTTGGAAGGCTTGGACGATTTAACCTCTACGCCCCAGCCTCGCTGGATGATCGACTCGGCACTGATGGCCGTGCCGTTGGTTTCGATCTCGCCTTCGAGCGTCTTGCCGTCAAAAACTACAGGCTGGAAAAGTTTGATTCGCATTGGTTTAATCGAGAGTTGAGGGAGGTAAACAACGGCAGAGCCGAAACTCTGCCGAAAGGAATCGATGACTAGCCCATGGTCGGGCCACTAAGACTAGGCCGCGAAGCGTTGCATCGCTCGGAAGTCGAGCGCGTTGACTCCGATGTAGTGCTTCACATCGATGACCACACCGAACTCACCACCGGTCAGGGTCTCGGTTCGGACCACAGGAACTCGGCCAGCACCTTGGAGGTAGTTGACTTCGATCGTGCGTCCGTCCTTGGAAATGCCGTAGTACGTGGTGTCCGAACCGGCGATCGCTTGCTCGGTGACTGGGTGAACCAATCCATTCGAGAACCGAGCGTCGGTCACAGGGGTGATGCCATACTTCTTGATCGGGTTGAGCTCACCGGACCCGCTGTCGTTCGACAAATTGGCCGAGTAGCAAAGTTGGATCGCCAAGTCCATCAGATCAGGAGGCACAACCAAGTGCGTCATCTTGAGGTTGAGCGTAGCGTCGCCGTCTTTGACCTTGAGCAAACGTGCGATCATTTCACTCAGGGTCGCACGAGCCAGGGCCTTACCCGTCGCGGCGTTCCCGTCGGTGCTGTTGAACAAATTGCGAGCGGTCTGCGCGAGGGTCGGGTTGCTCATGAGCAAGGCGGCGACGAGGTCAGGACGCAAGCGTCCAGCAGCGCGGCCGAAATCTTGCGGCGTGTCTTTGAGCTTCTGGAAGTTGTCGCCGAACATGTCCGCTTCGTCGATCTTCAATTGCTCGCTGAATCGTCCGACTTGAGCCTTTTCAGTCAACACACGGCGGTTGCCATGGCTGGCTTTTCCACCGACTGGGTGGTGCTTCAAATTCGGAGCGGCTTGCATCCGGTTGTTGTTGTGCTCCTCAAGGTCAGGACGCTCGCTTTCGCTGCAAATCCCTTGCGAGAAGTCATCGACCTCGGCGTAGCTTTCGAGCATCTTCGCACCGAGGGTCGCACCGAACAGAACGGCGACAGTCCCCGAGGAAAAGGACGCTTGGACCATGTCGATCCGGTTGGACGGGACATCGATCCCGCGAGCTTGGAGACCGAGCTTACAGGTCTCCACAAGGGTCAAGTCTCGGTACTGATGGGCAAGGTCGCTGGTGCGTGCGCGGATTGGGTCGTTTGCACCGGCTTGCAGCCATCCAGGAAGCTTGGCTCGGACATCGCGATTCTCAAAACTGGACGAATCGAGCCGCATGCCAGCACGCAACATGACTCCACCCTGGATTGCTCCGAGGTCGATCGACGTTTGGCTAGCTCGCGAGTGGATCGCGGGGCCTCGTGGGCGAGAGTCCCGGGAGGCTTCGAGATCTTGATGGCGTCGAGCAAGCAGCTCGGTCTGATCGCCGGTAAGGCCGTTCTCGATGGCGTGGGCCGCCAGGTCGACGTTCTTGCCACCGACCATGACGGTTGGATTGCCGAACTTGGCACAAAGCGAAGTGACATCGCCGACTCGCTTGGTCTCAGCGGCCATCTGCGATCGGTAGGCGGTCAGATCCAAGGTGCTACCAGCGGTCAGATCGGGCGAGGCGGAAGAAGCAGCAGCGGTCGCAGGCTTGGCCATGTGTGGCTCCATTGGTTTGTTGGGGTCGGCGGCAGAAGCGTCAGGAGGTTGCGAACCCGCACCAGCGTCCGTGCTGGCAGGGTCCGCAGAGGATTCGAGGCTCTCGGCGTAGGAGACTTGCAGGGCGGCTTTGGCCTCGGGCGAAAGAGTTGCAGGATCGAGTCCAAGAGAGGTGCAATAGTCTTCAAAGGTCTTCATGTTTGATGTGGCCGAAGCGGCAATAGAGACAGAGGATTCTGGGTCTCCTGGAATCGTTACCAAGGAGACTTCTTTGAGTTGCGATCGCTTGACGACGAGAACAGGACCATCGAAAGTGCGTCCGTTGCACTGGAGGGTCTGGCCCTGCGGAATCGTGGAGTAAGTGAGGATTTTCACGCCGACCGATGGTCGCCAAGGAAATCCGTTTCTCGCTCCCGAGACAATCTCCTGCTGATCGACGGAGGGGACCGAGAACACTCCGGTGACGGAGAGTTTGGTCCCATCGTTAGCCACAGCAGTCAGATGGCCGACAGGCCTGGATTCGTCGTGGTCTCGATGCACTGGTCCGACCGGTGCGTCGAGGCCTGCTAAGTCAATCACCACCGGACCATTCCACTGGATTGCAAGCTTTGGGTGCATGACACCCCCGGTATAGGCAATCCCACTAAAACTGGGCAGCGCGTCAGGGGTGTTTGGATCTGCGGCTTGCAAGGCGATGGAGTCGCCACTGGTGCGCAGCTCAAGGGGTGCCTTGGCTGATGCGACAATGACGTTGGCGTCTTGTCGCTTGCGTTTCGTGGTGGCCCGGATCGATTTGCTCATGGGGACGAGACTACCACTCGCCCCCGAAAAACCGTCCAACAAGAGTTACAAATCAGCCTTCGCCCAGTCCGAGTCAGGAATGATCGTATAACTGGTCATCGCGACTTTCTCGGAGTTGCCGATCCATTTTGAAGCGGTCGCCAGTCCGAAGGCGGTGATCAGTTCCGTCTCTCGAGTGGCTCGCATCGAATGCCACGGCACCGGCCATGGATCGATTCCTGCCTTGCGGACAACCTCGAGGAATCGCTGTGTGATCCCCGAGTGCGAGAGGCTTGCGATCGTCGGCAGCAGTTCGACGCCTAGTGCTGGGAGCTCGGCAGCGATCTCACGGAAAAGCGGGATCTCTCGGACCATCCCTCGCTTGGTGTCTGTGATCTTGATCCGTTTTAGGGCCCGGTCGATCGATGCTTGCGTGAAGTCGCGAATCTCGCTGGAAATCCGCAGGCCTCCGAATCGAGACAGCACGATGACCAGCCGCAGCTCGGGATCGTCGCAGGCCTGGAGGACTCGCTCGATGGTCTCCACCGAAACGAATCTCTTTTCTCGCACCGAGACCGTGGTCTTGAGACGCTTGGCCGGATTGGCAACGATCCACCGATTGTCCTCGCACCAACGAAAGAAGGCCTTCCAGTCCTTGGCGATCTTGCCCCGGGTGGACGCCCCTTGCTCGAGCGCATCATAGACGGTGGCGATTTCCTCGGGAGACACGCCATCGATTCGCCGATCACCGCAGGCATCAGACAGCCAGGCCAGGGAGCGACCAACCGATTCGGCAGTCGATGTTGCCAGCAGATCTCGCTTGGCGTTGAGATACTCGTCGATCGCAGTGCGGACGGTGCGGATGGATCCGGTGATGCAAGTAAGCTTCGACTTGATTTCCTGGTCGAGCCGATCGAGCCACAGTGCTGTTTGCCTGGGGATCGGTAGATCTGCGGTCTGGGCGGCGATGATCTCGTCCACGTGTCGCTGAATGGCGACCGCTTCGGGCTCGGTGATGCGTCCGAGCCAGATGGAGCGACGTCCGGCAGCGGTGTAGACTCGGAGGCGATAGCCTTGCCGGGTCTTGGCCTCGTGCGTCAGCGAGCTCACGCTGGTTGCTCTTC